ATAAATTCAGTTTGGCAGAACACTAGTTTAGGGTCCTCAGGGGAGGATTTTTCAACCTATTATCCCCCTAGCATAAATTTGTATGCCAACCGTTTGACGGTCATGAGTGGAAGGCAATTAAGCCAACGCTATTGCTAGAATAACCAACCATTTAACAATGGTAGCTATGTCTATATTTATCTAAACATTTACTTTCATTATGAATAATGTTTTAAGGTTTAACAAATTCACCAAACTGAACGGTGTAAAAGTATATAATAATAATTGAATAGCAATGATAATAGCATGGTTTTCTTGCGGAGTAACTTCCGCTGTTGCTTGTAAAATAGCATTGAGCTTGTACGATGATGTGCAAGTTTTCTACATCGAAACAGGTTCCGGGCACCCAGATAACGGCAGATTCCTTGCAGATTGCAAAAAATGGTACGAGCAGCCTATCCATATCATCCGTAGTGATAAGTATGTCAATGTTGAAGATGTATTAACTAAGAAACGATACATCAATGGTCCGACTGGTGCAGCTTGTACATATGAACTAAAGAAACAGGTTCGGTATAAGTTGGAAAAAGAGTTGGGAAGTTGGGACGGACAAGTTTGGGGTTTCGATTATGACCCGAAAGAGATAAATCGGGCTATTCGACTGAAACAACAATACCCAGACACAAAACCTTTGTTCCCGCTCATTGAACGTCAAATTACAAAGCCAGATGCAATGGGGATACTTTGGAAAGCTGGCATTGAAATCCCTGCCATGTACAAAATGGGGTACAATAACAACAACTGCATCGGATGCGTGAAAGGTGGTATGGGCTACTGGAATAAAATCAGGAAGGACTTCCCAGAAGTATTTGCTCAAATGGCGCAGATTGAGCGTGATGTTGGCGCTACCTGCCTGAAAGATAAAGACGGTCGCATCTTCTTGGATGAGCTACCCACATGGAGAGGTGAATCAGTGGAAGAAATTATACCGGATTGCTCTCTTATCTGCCAGATAGAGTTTCAAGAGATAATCGACAGGCAGGTTGAACGAGTTTTGAAAGGAGAAATTAGTATTAACGATGTAGCCTGAAAAGGATCAAAACTAAAAAGAAAGGAACATTTATGGCATTTTTAGCAGTAAACAGAAATGGAGAGGAATTAGTATTTAATGATCTCCCTACTTATGACAGAGTAGAAGATACATGGAAGATCAATTGTACAAGAGAGGAACTTGTTTATGATGATCCGCATGATTTTTCAGCTGGGCATCATTGTGAAGAAGTAGATGATAGCGACTATGGTATACACTACCTAAAGGCACAATTGAGAAAATTATAGGTGATCAGCTGTCATTCGCGGACGATCCGGCGAAATATGCTAATAACAAAATAGCAAGAAACTAATATGCGTGAAGACATTATGTATGTCATTCTATATCCGGATGGCTTAATAGTGATGAATACACAGAAATACTACCGAAGCGAGTGTATTAGAAATTGGTGTATCGGTTGCTCTTTTACATGGAAACAATGGTATAAAAGAGGTTATCGATGTAAAAAGGTAAAAGTAACTTTTGAAATAATAAACTAAGAAAGATATGTATAATACAAAAGACTTTGAGCAGGCAATGCACGTATGCTCATACAAATTAGACAGGGTATTTTACCACAAGAAGCATTCACGCTTCGTACAAAAAGTATATGGTCGGGTTCCAATTCCCAAAAAAGTTACAAATTCCGGAGAGCGAAAAATAATTATTCATTGGAGAAAATTTCGCTGGAATGATGCTGGACAATGTTTTTCTTTCTATTCTGATATTCGCAAAAGAAAGTATGATCTTCCTCTTCGCAGTCTTGAGGAACAAAAGAAGATAACCCAGTCATAAGCGGAATGGAAAGCCTTATAAAATATCGTATGGAAAACCTTGATTGGATAGATGAGTTTCTGAGCAAATTGGGTATTGATGCTTTTCTTGATTTTGAAAGAAGAGTGTATAACGCTCTTGAAAAACTGAAAACAGGCAGATATTATGATATTGCCAGCTCCATTATCCCGGAGCAGCAGGAGCTCTTCATCAAGTTTTGTTGCTGCTATATCAACAAACATCCAGAATACGAATTCAATGACGACTATACACAAATATGGAGGAAAGAAAGCTATGAACAATGGAAGATGGCAACCTCACGAAGACAGCTTCGTAAGGGATAACGTCAATAAAATGACATTAGAGCAAATGGCTGAACATCTGGGTAAATCTGTTTTGGCCGTAAAACTATATATGCACCGCAACCATATAATTATCGGTCAAACGGTCAAACGAAACATAGTACAGGAGATGCTTAGAATAAAATTTCGACATCCGGAGAATTTTATGCCAACTCGTGCTTTTTACCGCGAAGTCGGTATCAACCAGATGCGTTGGTGGGACTTGTTCCATGGCCGTAAGAATATAACCCAGACCGAATATGTCGCATTATCAAAATATTTCGGTCTGACACTGGAAGAAGCGTTTGAAGCGCGCCAATTATCTATGTTCGAGGAGGAAAACAATGATTGATGAACAATTAAAGCAGAGAATTAAAGATGCCAATGAAATCGTAGATGTCATCGGCCAATTTGTATCGTTACATAAAAGAGGGATCAACTATATAGGTACGTGCCCGTTCCATTCGGATAAACACCCGTCCATGACCGTTAGCCCTTCACGACAAACTTATAAATGTTTTGTTTGCGGAAAGGGTGGAGATGTAATCCAGTTCATCCAGGATCATGAGGGCATGTCTTTCAATGAAGCTATCACCTGGTTGGCGAACCGGGCTGGAATACCACTACCGGAGCGGGTTATGTCGGATGATGAGATTGCTAAAGCAAAGGAACGTGAAGCGCAACGTATTGCAATGAAGGCAGCTGCCACTTTCTTTCAGAAGCACTTGCCGGATGCCCAATCATATCTTTATTCACGTGGGTATAACTTAGACGATAAAGTTATCACAGACTTTCAAATAGGTTATGCTCCACTGGATAATAAGGCTAAAAGTGAGCTTCTGGCAGCAGGCTTTTCCAAACAAAGGCTCATAGAGGTTGGTATATTGGCGGAAACAGACAAAGGATTCGTCTATGATGTTTTTCGAGATAGGATTATGTTCCCATATTTCGACTTAAAAGGGAACATAATAGGTTATTCCGGGCGTTACGTGACACCTCAAGAGAAAACCGGTAAATACATTAATACAGGCGATACCCCACTCTTTAAAAAAGGATTGCATCTTTTCGGGTTATACCAAGCGAGAGCTTCCATTGCCCGGTATGACAATGTTTATTTAGTAGAGGGACAGTTTGATGTTACTTCGATGCATAAGGCAGGCGTATGTAACGTTATTGCAGGTGGTGGCACCGCGCTAACCCCAGAGCAGGTTCAGCTCATTGGACGGTTTAGCAAAAAGGTTACTCTTATGTACGATTCCGATACTGCAGGAATCAAAGCTTCACTTAAACATTGCGAAACGTTTCTTTCTGCAGGCTTTCAAGTGAGTGCTGTTGCTCTGCAGGCAGGTACAGATCCAGACGATCTGGCACAACAACTGAAGGCGGATACCGGGCAATGGATCATCAATCATACCATCAATTTTGTAGGATATTTCGCACCATTGCTGCGCGGAAACAATCCGGGAGAGGATCCCAATAAAGAGGAAGAAGCAATACAGCAGATTTGCAAACTGTTGGCAGCTATACCTTCTGAAACTCTTCGTTTGAAATGTATAGAAGCTGCGGCCAAACAATTTGATACGAATACGGAAGTCATCTGCCGGGTAATCAATAATCTCCTTCAAAGCAAAAGAATTGCTAATGTTAAAGCAAAGAGCCAGATGCATCCGGGCATTTATGGACTTGAAATATTGACAGAAGTGCGCTCCGGTAGCGAACCTATTATCTTGACACAAGATTATCAAGAATTCATTACCCTCTACGGGGATACTCCAATTGTCTATATACATGAGGTTCCTATGCAGAGTGATATTATCCAACTTCGCCAATCCGGACAACTCTTCACTACTGAAAGTGAAGGCCTGTGTATATTAAAAGATGGCAGGGAATCCAATTATCTGGCAGCTCTTGTTTCCATGTACCGTGCAGGAATAACAGCGATAACGGTATCTGTTGAGAAGTATCCTTCAGAAGATCAGGATGAGAACAATAGTGCCGATGACGAATCTTCGAAAGAAAATGAAAGCTGTATTGAAAGCTGGAATTTTGCCAAATACTATATTTCTCTGTATAAAGAGTTCTTTAAGACCTTCAATGGTGAACGATCACCTTATGTTGAACGTTGCGCGGAAGTAATCAGCTATGCCGATGATTCCGTACGTATCATCAATTTCGCCTTTTTCTACGGCTGTCTCGGACTAACAAAACAGACACTTACTGAAATCCTGAAGCCATACCTCGCCAAACGGAAGTCCCGTATGGCAATCAATGCGCAACGTACCGATGACGATTATGAAGATGAAAACTACGATCCTGACGAACTGCCACGTTATGTTCAGGACAATCCAGAATACATGCAGATGTTCAACCAGTGTAACTATTACCCCAAACTGAACAAGCAAGGAGAACCTGTATGCTATCTCTTCAAGAATGAAAAGTCCGGCCATACCATGGTGGGCGATTTCTACATGATTCCCTTGCTACATATCTATTCCGATAACGATGAGGAAAACAAGCGGGTACTCAAGATAAACCGTCGCTATTACAAAACCCCATTGTATATAGAAGTTCAATCTAAAACCCTCGCCAAAAAAAGCACTATTGAAGAAAAGCTGCTTAACCTCGAAGCGGTAAACTTTACCAATGGAGAAGAAAAACATTGGACTAAAATACGCGAGTACATGAGCCGCCACTATGTTACGTGCACAGAGATTGTTACTTACGGTAACCAGCAGACCGATGGCTTTTCCCGGCAGGAAGACCAGCAATTCTTTGCCTTTGCTAACGGTATCTTTCACGTTGTCGATGGAACGCCGCGTTTCGATCCGGTCAATGAACTCGGAGTTGTCACTCACAACGCCCGTAACTATTACTTGCCAGCATTCTCCACTATTTATGCGGGTTCCGGTAGACAATCCGACAAGTACGAACTTATTTCACAACTCATTTACAAAGAGATTCCTGCAGACAAACGCTGTACTTTCGACAAATGGGCTTCCCTGATGAATTGCGTGTATAAGATTAATGACAATGGAAAATGGGCTATTCTCTTTGCAATAATGTGTGCTTTCAGAAGTAACATACACTGTATAGACCGCCTGTTTACAGCACCATTCTTCATGGGACCGATGTCATCCGGAAAAACACAGATTGCAATATCGATACGTTCACTATTCATTTCACCAAAAATTCCAATTTTCAATTTAAATATTGGAACGGACGCCGCTATGTCTACATTAATGAGTACATTCCGGGATGTTCCGGTTGTCCTTGATGAATATAACAATAAAGATATATCAGATATAAAGTTCCAGGCGTTGAAAGGTATTGTATATGATGGCGACGGCCGACAAAAGCGGAAGGGTACTTCTGGGAAAGAGATTGAAAACGACAAGGTGTATGCACCGGTCATTATCTGTGGCCAAGAAACGCCCCAGCGCGACGATAACGCATTGATGTCACGAATTATTGTCTGCGAAGTTCCCAAGCCTAAAAACCGTACTCCGGAAGAGGTGGAACTTTTCAATAAGCTCAAGGATATAGAGGATCCTTCCAAAATAGGGCTTTCAAATGTGCTTTTTGAAGTCCTTCAATTGCGGCCGCTGGTGATGCAACATTTCCGAGTGCTTAAACAAAGGGCTTACGATGAATTGAAGGAAGCCCTGGTGAACGCCGGAGAGATAGATCGTCTTATGAAAACAGCTTCACTATTCCTGGCAACTTGCAAGCTTATTCAAGATTATACAGAGCTGAATCTTCCATTTACATACGACGAGTTTTTTCAGATCGCTAAAGACAAAATCAAGTTCCAAGTGGAGTTGATATCCAAAACTGACAAGCTGGCCACTTTCTTCAAAGCAATGGACGTAATGATTGATACCAAAGCTATTAAAGAGGGGAGGGACTTTGCCATTGATACTCCGGAGCGCATTACTATCAAATTGCCCGGTGGTGAAAAGAAAGAAATGCTTATCCCGGCAGGCAACAGGGTCTTGTTCTTGCGTGTCAGCACAATATATACCCAGTATGCCAGATCTTCCTACAATCAGGAAGAGTCCACGCAATCCACCATCGAGCAGAACCTGCGTTCACATCCCAGCTATATAGGCTCGGTACATGCCCGTCGGTTCAACTGGTATGAAGTGGTAGAAGTACCACGAGGTGGATTTGAAGAAGATATTCCTAATGAAACAGGCGTTGATGTCAAACTCAACAATGATATGGTTCGCAAGGTTGAGAAAAGATTCACTAACTCAAGCTGCATCGCAATCAACTATGAAATATTCCGGGAACTTTATGGAATTGATTTGCAACGCAGTTCTGATGATAGAATACCCAATCCGAACTCTGATAATGACCCTATCGATGCAAGCCATGCTCCGCAAGACATTGATTTCTGATTTTCATTATAAACCTAAAAACAACAAGTCATGGAAACAAAAGAATTTGAATACAACGGAAAGACAGTTGGTTTTGAAATCAACGACCAGAATGTGATGGTCAATGCAACCCAAATGGCGAAAGTATTTGGTAAGAATATCGCTCATTTTATGGAAAACGAATCAACTAAACAATTTGTTAACGCATGTTTAAATAGTCGGAATTCCGATTATTTAAAGGTTTTTTCACAGTCTGATTTATACCGTTCCAACCAAAGAAGCGGAACCTTTATGCATCGGATATTGGCACTCAAATTTGCCGCTTGGCTCAATCCTGATTTTGAGATTTGGGTTTATTCTACTATTGACAAAATACTTTTTGGCTCGTATGCTGAAGACGAAAAGAACTTGAAAGAGATAGCCCGGATACAGACCCAAATATCCCAGAAGGAGCAGTTCCTGGCCGATCATCCCATACAGAAAGAGATAGAAGAACTCAAGAAAGCGGAGCAAAAAGAAAGAAGGCTGCTTGATTTACGTAAGAAAGAGAGGATAAGTAATTTCAAATCCATGTTCTCCGTAGAAGAAATGGCTGGAAAAACTGAGACAACAACTGAAGAATAAAAAATATTCCGGGCAATATATCACACTATTCAAGAATAATCACTATGTTTGCAGTGCTTATCATACATATTCTACTAAATGCGGGCAGCGAGCTTGCATTTTCGGTGCAGGCATTTTTTATGCCCGGACATATTGTGTACCATATATGGTATCCGTGTACCCCCGTGTGGAGCGTTAATGCGCCCACAGCATTTAGTAGATGTGATAAGCAGCGGGAAAGGCACGGATACTTTCATTTTAAAAACTTATTGTTATGCTTGACAATGCAAAAGTTTCCACAGCTGCTACTAACAGCTTCGGAACGTCCGCCCACGAAACGGGTACTTCTTCCATCGCCCTTACCGGCAATCCTTTCACTGACCTTGCCGCCTACGGCATCGACCTTCACAGGTGCACCATCCGCTATTTACAGAGACCTAATCCCACGGGAAACGTTATTACCGGACGCTTCAACATTTCCGGGCGTGAAGAAACAGCCGGAGCATCTTCTTACGAATCCCTTATTCTTTTCTTGGTACAAAAGAATCGTGAACATCGACGTTATGTGGCTGAATGTCATAAACAGAAACGTGAACGGAATATGCTTTCGTTTATCAACCGTTATCCGGATGCCATGGTGTTACCGGATTATTTCTCCTGACTTGAATATTCTCAATCAATCTTCCATTTTACTCCCAGTGGCAACTCCATCGGGAGTAACTGTTTTTTTATATTCTGATTTACGGACAAATTACGCTGTCTATCTTAACCGGCATAATATTGCTTTCTATCGTTCAATCCCCCGTACCCCCTGGAATAAAAAGAAAAGCAAAAGAGAGAGAATTTTGAAAAGAAAATCTTTCAAAAAGGACATCCAACTGTCCAACAGTCCAACAGAGAAAAACATTTCAAAACATAACTCGCTGTTGTATAGTAGTATATATTTTCTTTTAAATCAATATATATATACTACAAGGGTGTTGTTTTGTTGGATGTTGTTGGACGTGTTGGATTTGGGGATTTCAACCATCCAACAGGATAAATCCAACAAAAAATGTGAAAAAGGCGGTTTGTTGGACGTGTTGGACGGTATCCAACGGCATTTTTGGAGAAGTAAATTTGCGTAACTAAATAAAAATCAGTAACTTTAATATCCCTGTTGGACGGTTGGACAGTTGGAAGAAAAAATAAACAAAAAGCGATTTCAAAAATATTTTTAGAGATAATAGTCATGATTACAACAAGCATTACAATCACACCTTACCTTGCTGAATATTTGCGTGGAAAATATAATAATGGCGCAAATGAACCTTTCCGTATTCCTGACAATACGGACCTATATCATGTTATTTGGTCGTTGATGGCGAGAAGACACCAAAACCAATCTCCTGTCGATGAAGGTAATCTGACTCTGATTTTACCAGAGCGGCGTATCGGTAAAGATCCGCAAGTATATAACTATCTGTCTCCCCGTTCGGTAAAGATCATAGAGAATGAGGTACGTCGTATGTTCAATCGTGAACTCCATACTGCAATGGATGAAAACGATCAGAACGGACATGAGTTGAACAACATAGATATCGTTCATAACTTCCTGTGCGCTTATTGTATCGACAGCATCACAGAAGATGCTCTGCTGAAGAACTTCTACCGTTGGAGAGACAATATTCGGAAACGGAAAAAACGTCGGGAATACAAAAAGAAGTTAAAAAACAACTAAAAAATAACCGACCAAACTATGCTTTTTGTCACGAAATGGCGGTAAAAATGTCCGTTACATGGCGAACTTACTGAATATCATATATATATATACATTATGAGAGAACTTTCCATTCAAATCAGGGTAATCCCTGTCAAGCAAATGCGGCAGGATGTATACCATTTCACTGCTGACGAATTCGATTTTTCCCCGGTACTGGAGACATCGGAGGCAGGCCGTTGTTTAAATTGCAATAAGGATATTACTATTGAGCTTCCATCAGAGAATGTTATAACCGATTTCTTTTCTGGAAGATTTGCCATTGTTGAATTCACAGACACAAGACATCGAAATATCCAGATTGGAGAGCGTAAACTGCCGGCCATTGTTTCCATTTCTCCCAACTTAAACTCCGCAACGCTGAAAATTGAGTGTAAAATGCTTAAATCCCCATTCTTGTAGCGTCCTTCACCCCGTTCTGAATGCTGCCTATCTTCGCTGAAAAGATATGCAATGAATAGAACTTATCTACGCCAGCTTCTTACATTAAATACTCATCAGCTTCTTATTACGGCAGAAGGTTTTGCTTCTGCCATGATAGAGGCTTTCCCTTTAGTAGCTGTCGATGGGCAGCAACCAACCTCTTTTTTTTTCGATGAGGATCCTCCTACTTATAAAGAGACATCACAGAAAGCTCTCTCTCTTCTTTTGAAGAATATAGTAGCTCGTTCGGAACTTCAAGGTATAACAATTACTGACAACTTTTCCGCAGAGGACTTACCGGAAGGAAGTATTGCTTATCATCGTATTTGGGGATTTATCACCGCGGATTGTCGTTGGTACTTTTCCAGCAAACAGTTTGAATGCGATTTACTGGAAGCGGAAGCCAATCCCGCCATAACATGTCATCTGCTGCATGTAAACTCACCGGGTGGTGAAGCCTGGTATCTTGACCGGCTTAGTGAAACTATGCGTTCATTGAGTAAACCAATTGTTTCTTTGGTGGAGCAATACAACTGTTCTGCCAGCTATTACATCACTTGCCATTCCTCTTTCATCGCTTCACTTACAGCCAACGACACGATTGGTTGTATCGGCACTATGCTTGAAGCTTTCAACTACGATGGCTGGTTTGAGAAATTCGGCATTAAACGTATCGTGGCGCGAGCCTCAAAGTCTGACCTTAAAAATAAGAAAAGTGAAGACTTGCTTAATGGTAAAACGAAACAGTATATAAAGGAAGATCTGGATCCACTCAATGAACAGTTTCTTTCTGCTGTTTTGGCTGCACGTCCACAATTAAGTAACCTGCCTGAAGACGATCCTGTATTTCGTGGAGAAACATTCAGCACGCCACTGGCTATTGAGAAAGGACTTATCGACGCATCCATGACTTTTATCGAGGCTATTGCCAAAGCAATAGAACTTGGTAATGAATATGCCGAACTGGAAAAAGTAAAGAAAAGTGCTCTCAACTATTTATAACTTAATTTTTTAGTTCATCATGAATTTTAGAGAAAAACTTCAAACTGTCCTGCAAAAGTTAAAATTGTGGGATAAAGCTAAAGCAAACCAACTCACCAATGAAGAGTGGGGACAGATTGTGAACTCCTACAAAAAGGAGTATCAGGCTACCTTACAAGATGATCTGGCCGCATATAATGCGGAACAGCAGCAAGCATCTACTGTATCTCAAGAGCAGATGGCTCAAGTACAAACGATACTTGACGGCATCATAAACCCTACCCAATCCGCTACTACAGAGGATACGGAAAATGAGAACAATGGAGAAAGTGGCACAGCAACTCAGGCAGTAAACCAGCAGCCTGTTACCGGTGAAGGGCTTGTACAACTTGCTACTGCCGTACAAGGGCTGGTAAACAGCATGAATAACCGTGCAGCTGATGATATTCCAACGCATACGGTTACAGCCTCTACTGTCTCCTTTACCGGACCAGCCGACCGTACCCGTTTCCTTTTTGGCATTGAAAGCCCCATGTTTTCAATGGATGATAGATGGAATAAAATCGCCCTCAATCCATCGGCAGCCGCTTCGCTCGGACCTTGGGATGAAGAAAACGAAGGAACCTCATTCCGTAAACAGGCTGTTAGCTTTTCACGTTCCTTGCAGAAGCGATATGCTTATTTACATGCCAATGGTATGCTTGACGCCAAACGTTTGGCTGCCGGTGAATTTGCCACAAACTACGAAGGTGTTAATACCGCAGGTGTGGGCAATCAACATGTAGTACTCCGCCAAGATGCCTTGATTGCCCGTGTACTTGCAAAACGCGACCTCACGCAGTATTTCCCTGTACGTTATGGTATTCAAGATCATGACCTCGTATTCAATGCTTTCTTCTCAGAAGTTTCTCAGGCTTATCAAGAAGGTGAAATCTGGAAAGGTGACATGAAGCTTGAAAACGAAATGGGATACGTGGATGACGCCATGGTAAAGATGAAGTTTGGTCCAATGAAAGAATTGGAACGCATGTACATCGGTTATCTAAATAAAGAAGGTTCTGATCCTATCAAGTGGAATATGATAGAGTTCTGTATTTTGAACTGCCTTGAGACAGCTCAGGTAGAACAGAACAAGCGTCGTATGCGTGGTATCTATGTGAAGCCTGAAACAGGGGTTGCTGGTAGCTATCTTAATGCAGGCACTGGTATCATCTACACTCTTATCCGCTATATGCATGAATTCAAGATTCTACCTCACGACAATGAAGAATACCGTTCTTATACTGCATCTGATATGTTGGATGCCGTTCAGGAGTTTGTTGGTGACGTTACGGCTTCTTGTACGGAAGATATGGATTTGGATAACCATGTTCTTTACCTTAATAAGATGCACCAGCCTTGGTGGATTAAAAATGTCCGTACCAAGTATGGCAAGGATATAGACTTTACCGGTCCGAACAGTTATCTACATACGGTTCCTGATACTAATATGCGCATCGTATGGCTACCTTACTTAGGGCAGCTTCCGTTCATGTTCATGGATATCCCCGGTAACCTTCAGTTCCTGGAGTATGTACCGGGAGAAATGCTCTCCATCAAGTACAAAGAGGATATGGAACTTGTCAAAGCTTGGTCTACCTGGAAAGAAGGCTGTTCCGCATCCTTTACCGGTCGTCGTTTCGACAGCCTGGATAAGCTAAAAGCCAATAACTATGAGTGGCAGCAAATCTTCATGAACAAACCGGCTGTAGATATGGATGCGGATGCTACAACTATGGACGCATCAAAAGGTTTCTGGCAAATAACTACGGCCAATACTGCAGCAAAAGCCATAACTGATATTACCAATGCCAAGGCGGGAGTGGCATATATCATCGAATGTGGTGATACGGATAATGCTACTACTATTGCCAAGGCAGAAAAATTTGCAGATATCACAGCTGCTTATACTCCAACCAAGGTCGGTGACTATATTATGGTAATACTGAACAGTAATGGTAATTTCTTGGAATTGGAACGGCAGGTAGGCGGCGTACGTAAGGTTAATGCTAAATTGCAACCTAATATCCCCGGTGTCAGATAAGCCCGGTACAAGGTAATTTGTTTATTTTCAGGTGACATGGGGCGGGTGAAAATAGCCCGCCCTTTTTATTTATTTAAAACTAACCAATTTAATTATTAATATGAAAGCAAGAAAAATTTCCGACCCTTTCCGTAAAGGAAACAGGGCGGCTCGCAAAATGCAAGTCCGCTTCTTTCTCTCACTGATGACACTCATCGCACTGGTATTTGTCGTCAGCATGATTCTTGAACCCGGCTCTACACTGGGTATCGCAGGCTTCTCCGGTACGACAATGGCTGCACTGATGGCTATCGGAGACGTTGATGATGTATCCGATCGTAAGACACACGGTTCCAACATAGCCTATAAGGTTTACTTAGTGGACATCGACCAGATTAACCCGGATGTAGCATTTCCCCTTCCTAATGCGAACAGGGAAATAAGCACTATTCCGATGAAAGATGGGCAATATATGAAGTACTTCATAGCGCATGATATTCCTACGTTTACAGCTACCGGTGAAAAAGGTGATATCACTACCAGCGGCGAGAATAACTTCGTCATCATCATGGGTGGCATGCGCAACCAATTACTTGACTTCGTAGAACAACATGCAGGTGGTAAGTTCATTATTGTTTTCAAAGAAGTAGGCGAGACTCAGTGGTATATTCTTGGTAATTACGACCGTCCGATGGTATTGTCATCTTTTGAAGCCAAAAACGACAAAGACGGACGTTACATCACGTTCACTTTCAAGCGTACCAGCATCGACCAATATTATAAGTACGTGGGTGACATCGTCCGAGTACCGGCAGCTTCGCATACCGCGGATGCCACCAAACTGACTGTCAAGTCAAGCAATAACCGGTATGAAATTCCCGATGGCAGCGAAGCTACTTATGCCATTAGTACAGTTGAAGGATTGACTGCAAACGATAAGGGACGCCATATTACACTTGAAGGTACAGGTACGGATAAAGCAGCTACTATTGCAGAAAGCAGCACATTTATCCTAATTGACGGTGCAACATGGACGGCCAAGGCAGGTTCTTCCATTACCTTCCAAGTTTTGGATCCTTCTACTCTTATTGAAGTTGAGGGTAGCCGTGTTCAAACTGCTTAATATAAACCACCCTTACAAGCTGATATACCATTGACAATAGGTGTGTTAGCTTGTAAGATATAAATTTCTCCATTATGTATAGTTTCAAAGAAAAGAAGAGACACTTCAATGCGCTCCTTAATCCGGATGCTGCAAAATATGATCTTGAGCTACTTTTGCAAAAACAGCCTAATCTTCCGATAATTGCCACCTATTCCCGAAACCCTAAACGCTATGCCAATGATATTCTTTACTTATTGCTGGATTATTCTACTCGTGAAGAAATCAGGGAGTTTCGGCGTAGCAAAATGAACTCAGAAACTAAGGAGGTGGATTCTTCCACTATTGCTGCAACTTTAGCGGCCAGTACCATCAATGATGGTAAAATGTCTCCTACTCAAACTGAAGCAGATGTTGATTCTTTCAAAACCGAGGAACATGAACAATCGATGGCAACTTCGGATAGTGTCAATGACGCTTCTCAGAGCAGAGAAGAAGAGCTTCAAGAACAATTAGAGGAAGCCATTGAAAGAGCTGAGGAAGCGGAAGCCAATAATGAAGAAGCCGAGGAAGCAATAGCGGAAGCTGAAGCGCGTGCTGAAGCAGCAGAAGCGGCATTGGAAGAAGAGAAAAAAAAAGAGAATTCTCAAGATCCCGTAAAATCCAAAAGCAAGAAGAGTACCCGCAAATCTACTGGGACAACCTCTTCGACCCGCAAGTCCAAATAGCAACACTCATTTACAATGATCGTGTTGTTACATGGAAACAAATGAAGCAGCTCGACGAAAGCTTGGATAAGAAACCAACGAAACGTGATATCATGGAAATGGTAGAACTTCGTATCCGGAATCTACAGGCATTCGATGAGCTGCAATCGTTCAACGACACTGGGAAATTTCTCTATATTCATCCGCTCATAGCTCACCAGTCAGAGAGAGCACAATTGGAAAAGCTATTGAAAACGGATACGCAAGAGTTTTTGCGTTTACATAAGAATGTAACGGATAACATTCGCAGATACGAGTCTTACTTGAGACGTACTGATCGTGCAGATCGTCGTACTCAAGATCGGGAACATCTTCGTCGTCATCGTGAACGGGAAGCCCTATTTAAAGCAATATTACAAGATTTTCAAACTCAAAAGTAAAATGGAAAAGCTAATAGAAGTATTTAATTTGGGTGGTTTGCCTACCGCCCCGCTGGATTCGTTCTTAGAGCTTCAGGAAGATTTTAAGAAGTCTGACCCTGATAAATTATCGAAACTGCAGATGCTGATCATTACACGTGGTTTCAAGTATGCATTCAAAGCCTGGAAGGATCCGGATGGAAAACTCTGGATTATCGATGCCCATCAGAGACGGAAAGCACTGCTCGCATTGCGTAAGTCTGGATTTACCATCCCGGAAATACCTTATGAACCCATTTTTGCAGTTAACAAAAAAGAAGCTGTAGAAGAAATCGCAGCTTATAATTCCGAGTTTGCTACCAAGAATCCAGATACGCTTCTGTTTAAGAAGTATAATATTGATTCTGATACACTTCAGCGGTTCAATCTTGGTTATGAAGTTAAGACTATTGATTTCGGACAAACTTTATCATTATTTCCGCAAGAACACGAGGCAGATGGCGTTACGGAAGATAACGTAGATTTCACTATTCCATCATCAGAAAACACTCCTAATTTCTTAGCACAATCAGGAGATGTTTGGTTACTTGGAAATCACCGTTTAATGTGTGGAGATTGCCGTTCAAAATCAGACGTCACCACTCTGATGAACGGGCAGCATGCAGACCTATGTGTCACAGATCCACCATATAATGTAAACTATGAAGGTGGTACTGAAGAGGAACTTACGATTCAAAATGATTCAATGGAAAATGATTTGTTTGCAACTTTCCTCAAACAAGTGTTTTCAATTATATATGAAGTTCTTAAACCAGGCGGTTCTTATTATATTTTCCATGCAGACAGTGAGGGGGAAAATTTTCGTGCATCACTTCGTAAAGCTGGCTTCAAAATTGCACAATGCTGTATATGGGTAAAAAATTCAATGGTTATGGGGCGGCAAGATTACCAATGGCAACACGAACCGTGCCTGTATGGTTGGAAACCCGGTGCTGCACATTTATGGAACTCTGATCGCAGACAAACTACAGTTTGGCATTTCGATAAACCGCAACGAAATGCCATTCATCCAACAATGAAACCGATTGCTCTTATGGCTTATCCAATATCAAACTCCAGTACTTCGGGACAAATAGTAGTGGATTTTTTCTCCGGATCCGGCTCAACACTTATGGCTTGTCAGCAGATTGACCGAATATGCTATGCGATGGAAATAGATCCTCGTTATGTTACCGCCACTATACATAGATATCGTGCTATGTTTCCGGAACAACCTATTCAGTTTATCAGACAAGGAAAACTTCAGTCTATTGAAGAAACTCAATCCATATTGTCATGAAGAAAGAATTAACGCCTACTTCTGATGTTGATAAAATCACATTGTTAGGGGATGAATACGTATCTCAAGTGCGTACATTTGGCGCACTTGGGTATTCTCCCGAACGTATTTGCAATTTGCTTGGATTACGTGGAAAAGAAAAAATAGCTCTCGGCATTCGCATTGCAATACCGGGAGATGCCTACTACGATGCGTATCGCAATGGTAGTGCTCTGGGTGAATATAATATTGATGCAGAACTTGCCAAAAAAGCCGAAACTGGAGATGTGTCAGCTATTGAAATACTGGAAGCCCGAAAGCAAGAACGGATTGTAAAGGACTTAAGAAATAAACTTTTTGGAATATGACACAACTTGACGCTCTTGATAAGATACATCCTGACCTGATATCAGCTTTTCTAACTACCGGGAAATGTGATGGTATTCCAGCAGAAGTACAGATCTTTCTAAAACAGCTCCAATGGGCCGCTGAGATTTACGAATATGAACGAAACATAACTCGTGCAGCTAAACAGCTACGCCAGCGCATTAATGCCCAACAACACATCAATATAGATGAACGGACTTGCAAGGCTCGTATTTATGCAGCTATCAATTATTTTAACATAGACAATAATGTATCTATCAAAGTATGGGAGTCTAACTACGCTGATAAATATGAAGACCTTGCTAAATTATGTGCAGCTGCCGGAGACTACAAGAACCAGGGTAAGTGTTATGCTGCCGCTTTAGAATGTCGCCGTCGGGCTTCCGAAATTGCCGAAGCTGACCGTAACCTTGGTATTGTCTTTCTTATTTCTCCGGAACTCACCCCAGAAGACCTGGGATACAGCAAAGCTTCACTCAAGGAAATCGCCACCAAACATAACAAAGGATTCTATCTTAATCTTATAGATAGTCTTCCTATTGAAAAAGTAGAAAAGAAACGGCTTCTACGTGATGCGGACATTCAAGAAGCGGAATATGAAGAACTAAACGAAGAATAAACCAATCCGATATGGAAACAGAATATAGTAACAGTTTTGAGCGTTACTACATGAACCAGATGCAGATACTGGTTAATGTCATCGACTCAAACAATATCTTTGCTGAAGTAGCGCGTGCCGGGGGAAAAACAGAAGGTATTACCGGACCGCGCATTATTCGTGTGGCCAATGACATGCCGGGAGAACTTTCCTTCCTGGTACATAAAACCTACGTAGCCTTAATGACAAACGTATGGCCAAACCTGCAAGCTTATTTTTCCAAGGAAGTAACCGTAGGTGGGAAAGTTCGTCCAATGCTCGAATACGGTATTGATTATGTAGTGGGGGAAGCAAAGCTTCCTTCGCATTTTCGTCGTCCTCGTTATCCGATTTCATACCCCAAACATTCTGTTGTCTTTCGCGATGGACACCATATCCAATTGGTCAGCTCTGACCAACCCGAATCTGTAGCCGGCCGTTCTGCCGTTCACGCCATTATTGAGGAGATGAAACACAATAAAGGGGAAAAATTAAAGACACGTTTGTTCCCTTCTCTCCGAGGAGCAAATGCCGAAATTCGCCGCTCCCCATATTATCAGGGTATTACTGGTGTATCTGATACGGCGCGTGTTGATTTGGGAGAAGATGATTGGTTCGAGGAATATGAGCGTCACATGGATCGTAAACTATTGGAAGAAATATCTACTGTTGCACTTCATCTAAATGCGTCTATTTATCAGAAATACAAGCTATTAAACTCTCAAAAAGAGACAACAAATCCTGTTATCTTGGAACGTATCCGTCTTGAGATAATCAAGCTAAACCGTATTATCGCCCTTTGGCAACCCCGTTTGGCCGATATGCGACGAAATGCTACCCTCTACGTTCGTGCAAGCTCTTTCTGTAACAAAGATATTCTCGGTCCTAAATTCTTCAAAACGCAGCTCGAAACACTCGATATGGACGAATTTCTGACCTCTATATGCGCCATCCGTCACAAAGAGGTCATCAATAAATTCTTCGCTAACTACAATAAGGAGAAACATCAGTATGCTGATAGTTACATCTATGAGTCTATATTACGGTTGGATTTGCGGGAACATTTCATCCTTACTGCCCGCTATTTATTGCATTACGAGAAACGCGATGAATTGCTGGTGGGGTATGACCCCGGTCACTTCTCCAGTTTGGTTGTAGGGCAGGAAAAAGAATATGGCCGCCGACTTCGCATCATCAAAGAGTTTTATTGCTGTTATCCGGACGAGCAGCCGGAGATTGCCCGCCAATTCAATGAGTTCTTCGGTGGAGATGCTTTGAATAAACGCATCATCCTATATCCGGACCGTGCCGGTAACAAACGTCGTGAGGAACTGGAACAAATAACTACTGACAGTCGTGCGTTGAAGCGAGAGTTGGAAAGCTATGGTTTTGAGGTGGAATTGATGAACGAGGGACAGTCTACAATCTATTATTGGCAACAATTCAAATTGCTTCTTCTTATATTCAGCGGACGAAGCAATGTTCTACCCGAAGTTTTGATTGATGAGAATGAATGTAAAAACCTTTGCAGTGCTATCATGCTTTCACCACTGAAAAAAACAGAAGGCCGCATAGAACTCGACAAGGTATCAGAAAAGAAAATACCATTAAAGCAACAAGCCGGGCTTACAACCCAGCTACCCAGTGCACTCATTTACCTGCTTTTTGGAAGATATGGCAATAGAGTTCAAGGTGAATTATCCTCAATGCCGGATAATTTACCGGACAATATATCCATATAATAACTTATTTTTTGAGGAAAACATATTGATAGAAGTACAATAATAGTATTAATTGACATTGAAATAATATTTAAATCATTAGTAAACAATGATTTAATGTTTTAAAAATGAAATTCTTATTTCACCATACCGACGAAATCTGCACGCACCGCTGAGAATTGGGTATGCAAGGCAATCTTCAGCTATTGTAGGAAATATGACAGTAGGACTTGCGCGTCCTTTTCCTGCAGGTAAAAACAACATAATTTCGGGCATGGAAATAAAATTGAGTGGTATTCAAGCTATGCAATGGGCAAAAGAACTGTCAAAGCTGCCAGATGGTTTCTTTACCATTGCTTTCTTCCCATGCTCAAGGCAGAGAGGGGTGGCCATACCGGAATTAACCATAAAAGAAAAATGCAAATGGCGGATACAATTACCAGAAGAGCGTTTCAGCATTGACAGCGACAACCTCTTTCTATTTACCGATAATAATGGCGAGCCTAAGATGTGCTATCGCATTCTTATCCGCTATATGGGGTTTCCGCAAGATGGATTTAAATTACATAAAATAGACTGGTTATGAGTAAGAATGACCTTAAAATGATAGGCAATTACGGTTGCTATTTAGATGAAGACAATGTGATCTCTTTCCAGATAGGAAACACTCCGCGATCCTCTCTGCTTGAACCGGATCCTGCATTTCCGTTGTATACGGATGCCAGTATTTCGGAACCTCAGTGGCAAAGTATCCAAGGCTTCCAAGTGTGCAGCCGTGGATACAACAATATGAAGTGTGAAGAAATTGCTTCGGATATAAAGAAGAACCGTTTGCTCCCGCGATTAATAAGTAAGCAAATCAAGATGTTATATGGACATGGGCCAGCTGTATATATACCTAAGATAGTCAACGGTAAATTAACGAAAGAGTGGGTAGATTGTCCAAAAATAACCGATTGGCTCAACAGTTGGAAACAACGTGGAATAGAATGCGATCATAAAGAATTCGCCAAAGCAATTATCAAGAACTACTATTACTTCTATGACTTCTTCGTAAAAATACGTTTTACCGTAGGAAAGGGTAGAGGGGCTGTCCCCATAGCCGGACTTGAAGCCATGGAAAACAAACATTGTCGCTTGGCTACTACCAAAAAAGATGTAGCTACCGATGTCGTTTATTACAAAGACTTCAGACATATAGCAGTAGGGCGTTGGGGATATGGCATATCTACTTTCCGGATATATCCCAAATTCAACCCGGCAGAAATAACCAATTATAAGTATGCGGCAATTTCTCACCACAGGGAAAAGTCCGTCGATGATTTTTATGGAGTGAATGAAACACATCAAGGGACACGCGCCTATATCAAAGGCTCTAATGAAACGGCAGACTATATCAATTCATTTCTACGTAATTCCCTTGCTGCCAAGATTCATATCGTAATTCCCAATGCATGGATTGAGTCTAAACGCACGCAAATCAGTAAACTCTGCGATGAAAACAAGAAGTTACAGAAGAATGGCGAGAAACTGATGCGATATAACGGAATAGAGATTGGTACGGAATTCAGGGAATCGACGCTGATCCAGTTCCTTCAGGCAGAACTCCGAAAAATATCAAGATATCTTTCCGGTGCTGACAACCAAGGAAAGGCATACGCCACCATCAGCTTCAAGAATAGCCAGGGCGAGGAAGAACGCTGGAAGATTGAGACCGTGGACTTGAAATACAAAGAGTATATTGACGCGCTGATTGCTTACGACAAGCGTGCCGATGAAGTCCTACTCTCCAGTGTGGGACTGGATTCATCCATATCGAGCGTAAGCAAAGACGGAGTTATCTCCAAATCGGGTGCAGACGCGTACTACAATTATTTGATTTACATTATGTCTCTTTCTTCTGAAGATGAAATCTGCTCTGAACCATTCAATCTGGCGATATCGGTAAATTTCCCAGAACTGTACGCCCAAGGCTATCGTATCGGCTATTATCGGGAAGTACCGGCACGCCAAGAAGACGTTTCACCCAAAGACAGACTTAATACTCAACAATCATGATTATATTAGAAGAACTATTTTCTACGGTAGCGGAGTTTCGTAAGTATTCTCCATACCTCGAAAGCAATGTCAGTTTCCAGGACTTGAATTCATCCGCTCTTTCTGCCAAGAAGCAAATTTCAATCATTCTATCCAAAGAGGTGTACGATGAAGTGGTGGGCAAAGCCGGAGAACCCAAAGAAGCGCTATGTTCGGCCATGGCGAACCTAACACTTGCCAAACAGATGATATTTGACATCATCAGCCGTCGGAAAAACGAAATTGACATATATAAGCATGAACAAGAAGCCATGCGGCGGGCATATACAGATAACTATTTTAATGCAATGGATACGCTCATACAGTTATTGTCTGATGGAAAAGATGTGTCTGAAAAATGGAAAGAAACCCGCTATTGCAAGATGCTATCGGCTTTGCATATCAAAACCGCTGATGAGTTTGACTCCTTATATCCTATTGATATGTCGTACCTGTTCTTCTTCCGGACAATTCCCCTGCAAAAAGAAGCTTTGGATGATGGTATGAACTCATATTTTGAGCGTGCCACCAAAAACGAAGAGGCTATCTCCATGCTCCAACGATGCTTGGCAAAACAAACGGTTGCAATAGCATTACGAAGATTTGACATCATAGAATTTCCACCAACAATTCGGTCCTTGTTTGATGACACAACAGCCAGCCGTTCCGGTAAGGATGAACAAAACCGCATGCTCGACTTAGCGGCATCCTTGACCGACGAAGTGAAGAACTCTTTAACAGACATCGACCTTATACTTTCTTCCGGTTCCGGCAGTTCCGTCGACACCGAAACATCGTTCAACCGTCCCGAAGACAAAATATATCTGATGGCATGATGGAAGATACAGTTAAGTTTTTAGTTCATGGTGAAGAATTCAGCATTTCCAACTCATGGGAGAAGCTGGACCCTTATTTATATGCCTCACTTATTAAGGACATACAAGACATGGCAACCGGCCAATTATCCGTGGCAATGGTGCGCGTTCGTCATGTCTGCCGGACAATGGGATGGGACATTAGGAAGATAAAAAACGATGAAGCGTTCCAAAATCTTGCGTGGCTTGCTGAACAAATCACTTTCCCTTTCCTTATTGAATATCCTGACAATGACAGCGCACTCCAAGAATTGGATAACGAGACTCGAAAATTGTGCAAACGTATTCCACCTCATCGGCTACCGGGCATCACTATATCTAAGTATCTTAAAAAATTGAACTATCGTTATACTGTAGATTCGTGCTTTTGTAAACAATTAGTACCCTTCATCGAAATAGATGATGAATTCTACAGCAGCTACAAAATTGATACGAAGTACGGATACCTGACTTGTTCACTGACTGCACTACAATTTATTGAAGCCAAAGCGTTAATAGGTACAAAAGATAAGTTACCCTTACTTGCCGCCATTCTGTATTATCCTGAGAAATACTCTTCGGAAGGGGCACATGAACTGGCAGGACGGTTCACTCATGTGCCAGACAATACTTTAGTGGCAATAGCCTTTAATTTCCAAGCTTTTGTAAATTATCTGTTTACAAAGACACAGTTCAAACTACTTACAGAAGCCAAAGAAACAAGAAAATCTACTATTTCTACTGGTGCTTTAGAATCACTGTATAACTTAAGTGCAGACGGACTTGGAGACATCGATAAAGTTGAACAGATGAACGTTATTCAGTATCTTACTATTCTTCGGAAGAAACTCATAGATACTGTTCGTAGCCTGCATGCAGCTAAAATGGAGAATGTAGATATTGAAAAAGAAACAGGATTACCTATTCGTATAATCAACCAAATATTATGATACTACAGTTATTCAGATATTTTGCCCGATATCCCCAAAAACAGGGGGTATTATCAATGTTCACCAATGGAGAAAGTCAATATGCCGAGTACGCGGAACTGTTGGAATATGTAAACCGACTGTCGGAACCTTTATTTCCTAATATTGAGAGTTTTGTTTTCGGACAGTCATACGACGACGTGAAGAAGCGAATAGACTCTATAACCGGCAGCTATCTATTCATTGACTTCGGAGAGTTTACTTCTACTCGCGATTCACGCAATTCTATCTACGATACACAGAAACTGGCAGTGACTATTGCTTTGAAGGTTCCGGATAACGCAGATACCATGGAGATATCGATAGCTTCGGATAGAACATTACTTCTGCTTACAAACTGCAGAAAAAAAATAGTAGAGGATTCTGAACAAAGACTACTTCCGTGGGGTGGGGAGATTGCCGATCAGCAGGATATCGTACCTTTTGTTTCTCCAGAATTTAAATCAATAGGATGGACACTTATGCTGACTTCGGAAACTCCGGATATATTCAACGTAAAAGCGTCCTTTATACAACAAAAAAACTCCAATATCTTAGCATAAAAACAAAGGGCTTATGAGAATAACCAAAGCTAAACTCACCATTCAACTTGCCGTAGCTGTATTTCTTTCAGTTGCCGGCATGGTACTAATATTCTGTGGCTTTTGGGTGGAACCAACTGGAGAAATCGATAATTCAGTACTGGTAGCCTATGGTGAAGTCAGCACTTTTGCCGGAGCACTATTCGGAGTAGATTATCGGTATCAGTTACGAATTTTTAAAAGAGAAGAGAAGAAAGATGAAAACCATTGATGCTATTATAATTCATTGTTCAGCCACACGTGCCGGACAAGATTTACGGGCTAAGGACATAGACCGCATGCACCGGGCACGTGGTTTTAATCAGATTGGCTACAACTTTGTGATAGACCTTGACGGTACAGTGGAGAACGGGCGGCCGTTATCTATCGACGGGGCGCATTGCAGCACAAAAGGCTTCTCCGGTTTGTCATACAACAAACACTCGATAGGCATCTGCTATATCGGCGGACTGGATGCCAATGGTAAACCGGCTGATACCCGTACGGAAGCACAGAAAAACTCTTTGCGTGATTTGGTGGCAAAGCTCTGCAAGGAGTACCCAATTATAGAGCTACTCGGTCATCGTGACACCTCGCCTGACTTAGACGGTAGCGGTGAAGTGGAGCCGACAGAATATATCAAGGCATGTCCGTGTTTCGATGTGAGAAGCGAGTTTAGTAATTTCTTACGTAATGTTGTGATACGACCATGATTATAGATACATTAGTAGTAGTTGTTTGCTTTATGGCAGATACTCCGAAAACAAATAGATTTGAGAAAGAATTTCTGCGAGCTGATAGTCTTTTTGAACAAGCATCTAAAGAAACCTCACAAAATGCTGCCGAGAAAACAAAAAAAGAACGAGAGAACATACTTCATTTGTTTGATATGCAGACTATTTTAAATCAGTTGAACCATAACGCAATAAAGCCATGAACTTAAAATGCTATTTCTTTTTCTTTGTGTTGTTTATATTATCTTTCCTGGTCGCAGGCTGTCGAAGTTCGCGATCAGGCTCCTCACATTCAGAGGTAGACATTCAATACTTAAAAGAAAACAAGCATAATTCTGTTGACTTCAAAAATAAACTCACCCGTAAGTTAATCGAACAGGATGCCCAACTTCGGGCACGAATTATTGAGTTTTATCCACCGAATTCTAAAGATACAACCAAGCACGGTCCCGTAAAATCCATTACTGATTTAGATTTTTCTTCTACTTCCAAAGTTGATTCTACAGTCGGAGAAAAACAGCTTATTTGTAGTTCCGATACTACTTCTGAGCAATTGATAGAAAAAAAGAAAGATGATACGACTTACCAAATAAAACATATACCTTGGTATCAGCCATTCATACCATATCTTGTTCTTGCCTTTATAACGGTAATTTTCTATCACTTTCGCAAAAAATAATCCTTTTTTATCTCAATCTAAAAAGAGCTAACTACCTTATAATAAAGGAGATATAACTACTTTGTTCGCAAATATAGTGTTACCTTAGCAGTACGAAAAATAAAGGATAAAACATTATGAACGAACAAGTTACAAACATTCTCAACCAGAACATAACGAAGACAGCAAAGATACAGCAGCTTCTTCTTTTAGGCTATACCCGCCGCCAAGTGGCAGATTTAGTGACCAATGGCAATTACGGTTTTGTGCAGAACGTCTATAAAAAAATGCTTGAAGCCGGAAGCTTTAACCAATCGGCTACAACATATACCGAAATAGACTACACATTCAACCGCCGTTTTGGGGTGGAGATTGAAGCATATAACTGCGATAGAAACCGCCTTGCTCAAGAACTTCGTGAAGCCGGTATTGATGTGGCGATTGAAGGTTATAACCATAATACCAGCAACCACTGGAAATTGGTAACCGACGGAAGCCTTACCGGGAACAACACTTTTGAATTGGTCAGCCCTGTATTGGAAGGGGAAGCCGGGTTGCAGCAGCTTCAAAAGGTTTGCTGGGTGCTTGATTATTGCGATGTAAAAGTCAATGACAGTTGCGGGCTACACATACACATGGATGCCGCAGACTTTACAATCGAAACCTGGCGTAACCTGGCAATAACATACCGTCGCCTTGAATCAATAATTGATGCTTTCATGCCTCATTCCCGCCGCCAGAATTCTTATTGCAAATCCCTCATAAGTATCTCAGAACAGCGTATTCTGGAAGCCCAAAATGTAGAGCAGCTTCGTTCCGTTTTTAACAACGACCGGTACCGCAAATTAAACCTTGAGGCTTACGCCCGGCACCGCACAGTCGAATTCCGTCAGCATAGCGGGACAATCAATTTCACAAAGATGGAAAATTGGATTCGATTTGTGGCAAACATGATTACCTTTGCTCAACAAGGAACGGTTAATACAGGATGCCAGCTTTCGAACATTCCTTTTGCAACTGCCGCCCAAAAAATATTTTTCAAACTTAGAACTAAAAAATTAGCAAGATAATGACAACTATTTACACTTTACAGGATGGCGGTATAATTACCGCCACCTGTGCATCCGATTTTGTAACCAAACTGCGTGAATCCAGTCGTTTTGACAGTGAATGTACAGACCAAGAATACATGTATCATTTTGCAGACCGATATTATGACCAAACAGGGTACGTAGTTCGTGCTGATTCTCCAGAACACTTTGTAGAAGATTTGATAAGATACAGATTTCTAAATGTTAAATAATCAATTCAATAATATTTTTTATTATTAGAATATTTGGATGCTAATAATATATTTGTTATTTTTGCATTGTCATTAAGACAAGAGATCTCAATGAGTAATGACAAAGAGCTAAAGGCTCGGATAAAAGAGAAGGAAAAAGACCTTCAATTTTATCTCCGCAAGTATTATGAGTTAGCTTCCAGAAGCCGAAACATGAAAGCGGTGATTGATGCAGAAATCAAGCAGCTTGAAGAAGAAATCAAGTTATTAAGCTCGATGCTCCATTAATCAGAAAGGAATCTGCCCTTGTAGGCCGCAAGGGCAGAATTCCTTTTTACAAAACTTAATTTTAGGCATTATGAATAAGACTGAACGTTTCTTTGAACTAAAAGAGCTTTGGAAAAACAGTGATGAAGCTCAACGAGCTGAGATTGATAAAGAGATTTCAGCTTTATTGGACTCTATGAATGATAGTGATGACCAATCTTTATTGGAAAGCGTTAAAAAGGATTTTGAACACATTCATGAAGATTTGGAAGAGGTACGTCAGGAACTGTTACGAGATAGAATGAAAGAAGTACTTCCGGCTATCTCCGTATCATATATTGCCCGTAAATACTTCGGTAAATCCGCTTCGTGGTTTTATCAACGTTTGAACGGCAATAAAGTCAATGGCAAAGAAGCGGCTTTCACTCCCAATGAACTGAGTACATTATCAGCTGCATTAAATGACATTGGTAAAAAATTAAGTGCCATGAGCGCGGCATTATAAAACAATGAGTAATAGTTATATATTTGTTAAATAAGAGGTTTCCAGTAATGGAAGCCTCTTATTTTTTACTAATGAAATTATATTGCTACATTTGGTCATTAATTTTAAAAATAGACATTATGAAAAAAGCATTATTTTTATTCGTTTTAGTGGGAATCTCTTGCATCGCCTATGCACAACAACGTACTGTTTATTGTGAAATGATTGGTAGTGGAAATTTTACTGGTAAAAGTATTAAAATTTCATTTGATTTTGGAGATCAGGGATTTTATTATAAGGCTTCTGATGATAACCAAATCATAAATGAAAAAGGAAAAATTGTACCATTTTCTTCTATGATTGCAGCACTCAACTATATGTCTGAACGTGGATGGGAATTACAGACCGCGTATTCCGCCTCTATAAAAGGGCAGGGTGGAGCTGAAACTTATAGATATATATTAACAAAAAAAATAGGACCTAATGAAAATATTATGGATGGTATAAGGTTATTAGGTGAATATAAACAGAAGAAAAAAGCGGAAAGAACAAGGGATGATATTTATAGATAAATAAAAGCGGAGCAAAAAACTCCGCTTTTATTTTTGCCATTCCGAAAACTTTCCCCATATTTGTAGTGCCAAATAAAACGATAGTGAAACTATCCCGTTGCGTCCGGTAGACGCTCAATACGAAATTGGGCTTTTTTTATGTCCATAGGTTTGCTCTCGACATTAGTGTCGTTAGTAAATTCATATACGAAACTTACGGCTGTCTTTTCCATTTCTTGGACCTTCGGGAACACGAATCGTTTTGTTTGGCGACTTTAACGGGAAAATGACAGCCGTTCGTATATTCGTAAACTTGTCATTAATGCCAAACAAAACGATTCGTATATGAAAACTTTAACCCAAGGTACATCCTCTGTACCTGCACTCCGTTCAACGGAAGAGTGTAACACGCTCCAAAAGCGTTATTATCGCAGTATCCAAAGCTGCGAAGTTCAAACATCAAACTCCGACAAATGGTATATTGCCACCATTGCCAGTTTCTGTGCAACATTTATTTGTCCACCTTGCATTATTGTAGTGCTTTATTGCTACTTTAAAGCACGAAAAAATAAGGAAGGAGGTATGAAATGAGCAAACGATCCTCTGTAGCCGATTGTGACATTTTCGTATCCGCAGAACGTAAGTACTCCGGCACGGATAAAAGTTCGTATTTATATAATGTTTATCATGATGGAGAATATGAAATGGAGAGCCTAACAGCTGATGAAGTACGTGAACTTATAGAGTGTTTACAGCATGCACTTGCAGAAAGTGAGAAAGGAGTAAAATATGAAAAAGAATAAAGAAACTGAAGAACAGAATATCACGGATATTAGCATTCATATAGCAGCTTTGTCTGCATCGTTTAAACCGGCAATCGATGTTCGTCATGCAACTCATTGGTTCACTACAGATGAAGTATATGATGCCATTCTACGCATTGATCCCGGAGCAAAGATAAGCAAAGCGCAAGTTCACCAGGCAATGATTGATGCCGGCTATCAATATCGGATCCGTCCAGGATCTTCCGGAATAGATTTCCGTTGGATGCTTCAATCCAAAGGCTAATTTTATAAAAATCTTGAATAATAAAAATGCAGCGATTCATCACGAACCGCTGCATTTTTGTATTCTCTTTGTCCTTTCTTACATATCTCAAGTAATATAAATTCGCTGGAAATTAATCCAATGAATATGATTACAGACCAACTTATTCGCAGTCGATTTATCAATGAGGTGATGTCTCAAGGCATTAACAAGATTTACGAAACGCAAGAAAAGGTTGTCCGTACCTATTTAAATACCCGTTCTGGTAATTTGGTTTCTCATCTCCAACGTCGTCCTTTTTCGGCTCAAGAAGAAGACTCCAAGCAAGTATATTATATGCGTATATTTCCGTATTTACGCTTTCTTGATATTCATTATCGACGCACTTCCAATGACCGTATATCCCGGCATATTCGTAGCAATCTTGCAATATACAATCGCGTTGTTTGGGGAGTACTGTATCATGAAACATTCCCAGAAATCAAGTATGGCTTTACTCAAGAAATCCGTACCCAAATTCGCCAAGAGTTAAAACAAGCTTTTCAAGAAGAACCTTCCTCAATTTTATAAGTTATGGCTAAAAAACATCTATCAGAAGACGAAATAAAGCTGATTATCTCCGGAGATAGCTCCAAACTGCAAGAAGAACTCCATAAGCTTACCAAAGAAACAAAAGATCTCAGGCGAGAGGAACGTGAACGCCGTAAAGCTATGGTAGAGTTAGAAGCACAAGGGAAAAAGAATAGTAAGGAGTACCAGAACCTTGCTAAAGAGTGTAAGACATACACTGATCGGATATCTAAAAACAACGAGAAGATAAATGTGCTCACACGTAACCTGAATGTCAATAACCTTTCTATGCGTCAACTTAAGAAAGAGGCCAAGTCATTATCAGAGGTCCTTGAAGACATGACTGAGTCGGCTAACCCGGAAGAGTACGCCAAACTTAATACCCGTCTTGCAGAAGTCCGTAGGCGCATGTCTGAACTACGTAATGCCGGCAAGAACATGAATGATGAATTCGGGAATAGTGTTTCTTGGATGTCTAAATTAACGCTTGCCGTAAAAGCCTTTATTGCCGTAAAAGTGGTAGGGTGGCTCAAATCAGCACACGATCAAGCATACGAAACACGCAAAGAATTTGCGAAATACGAGGCTGTATTACGTAATACCTTCCAGTCTCAAAAGAAAGCCAATGAAGCAATGAAAATGCTTCAACAATTGGCGGCTGATACTCCTTCTTCCCTACAAGAGTGGACGGAAGCCTATATTAAACTTATTAATCGCGGTATAAAACCAACCCGTCAGGAACTTATTAATATGGGAGACCTTGCAGCATCTCAAGGTAAATCTATTGACCAGCTAATAGAAGCTGTTCTTGATGCCATGACTGGTGAAAACGAACGCTTAAAGGAGTTTGGTATAAAAGCTTCAAAGAACGGAGAAATTACCAAATTTACATTTCGAGGCATAACTACCGAAGTCCGTAATACAGAAGATTCAATCAAAGATTACCTTTTATCTCTTGGTAAAATAGAAGGTATAACTGGTTCTATGGCCGTACAGATGGAAGAACTGGAAGGAATACAATCTAATTTAGGCGATTCAATGGATGCTTTCTTCAATAAGGTAGGAAAGAAGTTAGAACCCTTTTGGAAATCAATGCTAAAGTGGGCCAATAACTTTTTTACAACCATGGGGGAACTATTTACATCTTATACGGAAACCTATGAAAACCATTTCGATAAAATGGTACAATTGGAAAGTGCCATTCCAGGATTATTATCGCGTTATGAAGAATTGACAAGTAAGTCATCACGCTCTGCAGAAGAACAACAAGAATTAGCAAGCATTATAACTCAGATTCGTAACTTGGTTCCAGGAGCTGTTGCTGCATTTGATGAATATGGTCGTGCTATTGAGATTTCCAGTGAAAAAGTGGATGAGTTTGTACGCAAACAACGCGCATTGCTTAAATTTGAAAATGCAAAAGCTATCAAAGAAACTCAAAAACAGATTGATGAATATCGGACGACTTTGGAAAAGCTGCAAAACCAATATGAGCATGGAGTTACCCGAATGGTTACTCAAGGGATGTTTGCCTCACCAATTATAACCGTAGATACGTCCGATGAGACCAAAAACATTCTTGAAACTGAGATTAACAAATATTCTGATTTACTTCTTGGTGCAGAGGAAAAATTAAAGCAACTCAATGGTCAAACCTTAGAGGAAACCATCCAGGCTCAACAGCAAATGGCTGAGAAGCGGAAAGAATTCAATAATATGACCAAAACACAACTTGATTCCTGGATTAAAGATGAAAAGAATGCGGCCAGCCAATATTTATCAATAGCTCAAGAAATATATAACAAACGCTTCCCGGTAGAGGATCCAGAGGTTGCCAAGAAAAAAGCAGCTGCAGCTGCTAAGGCTGCAAAAGAGGCTTTGACAGCAGCAGAAAAAGAACAGAAAGCTAAAATCTCGACAGAGCAAGCAGCAGTCAAATCTCTTGAAAACCTTCGAGAAGATGATCTTCAGGCACAACAGAAATGGTATAATGATTCGCTGGCAGCCTTAAACACAGCCCAAGCAAACAAAAAAATTACCAAAGAGCAGTACGAAATGATGTTGTTGGGATTGGAAAAGCAGAATGCTGATGCCCGCCTTTTAATAGAGAAGTCTTATTATTCTGATGCAGAATCTATGGCAATCACGGATGCCCAAACCAAAGAGGATATAATAAGAAAGTCTAACCAACGTGTTATTGATGCGGAAAATACTGCAAATAAATCCCGTATAGCACAACAAGAAGCTTTGAATAATCTGGTCAAAAATTTTAAAGAACAATTCAAACTAACTACAGTTGATGAAGATTACGAAATGCAGCTTCAGGTGCTTGAGGCAAGTTATCAAGCACGCAAAGAGATGGCGGAGAAAAATAATCTTGATGCTACAGAACTCGATAAAGCTTATTTTCGGGCAAAAGAACAATTGGAGGCAGAGCACCAACAAAAGATTTTGGCTATTCGCAATCAATACGGTCTCTCTACACAACAAGAACGGTTCAATGCGGAACTGGAACAATTACGATTAGCACGTGAACAACAGTTGTTAACCGAAGAAGAATATGAGCAATCCGTTCAGAACCTTAAAAGAGACAGTTATAAAAAGCAATTTGACTACTATTCGAACCTTTTTTCTGGTGCAGTACAAGCGCTTCAACAAGCGGAGATGGACCAAATAGATGCTAAATATGATGCAGAAATTGAAGCGGCTAAAGGAGACGCAGAGGAAGTAGAGCGTCTGGAAAATGAAAAAGCACAAAAGAAACTGGAGGTTCAAAAGAAATATGCTGATGTAAATTTTGCAATTAAAGCATCCCAGATTATTGCTGACACTGCAGTTTCTATCATGAAAGCTTATGCAGACCTTGGACCGATTGCCGGTTCTGTTGCCGCTGTCCTCATGGGAGTTACTGGCATCGCCCAGTTGGCCAGTGCCAAAGCTGAACGTGATAAAGTCAAGAATATGACTTTATCGGGAAGCAGTTCCAGTAGTGGTGGAACTGGTGCACGCGTCGCTACCGGACGTCAATCTGGTGGAAAAATAGATGTCCGTCGTGCCCAAGATGGAAAGTTGTTTCCGAACTCAGATTATGACCCGGATGCACGTGGCTTTATAGACCATCCGACCGTTATAGTAGGAGAGGGACCTGCCGGACAATCCAAAGAATGGGTAGCTTCCAATGCAGCAGTGAGTAATCCTACCGTTGCACCGATTTTGGATATCCTTGATAAATCTCAGCAAGCCGGGACAATCCGGACGCTTGACCTTAACCAAGTGATCCGTACACGTATGGCAGGGTACTCATCTGGCGGCTCCATAGGTAATCCGATACCAGTGTCTTCCATCCCTACTAATGATTCAGGTGCAATACTCCCTCCAGAACTGATGAAGCGTTTCGCAAATGCAATCGTTCGTTTAGACGAAGAAGGTCTTCCACCTGCTCCCGTTCTACTTTCAGAGATCGAAAAGAAACAGGAACTTCGAAACCGTTCACGTGCTATTGGTTCTAAAAAATAA